TCAGTTGGGAAGCCGCAACTCCCACCAATGGACGACCACGCGGACCTTTCCGCCGGCGAATTGCCCCCCCGCCGCGGTCAGCCTCAGGGGCGCGGCCTCCCAATAGGTCATCGGCGCGCCAAGGATACCGCGCGACCACGAGCCGGTCGCCTTGCCCAGCCCCTCGCCAAAGCGGTTGACCGCATCGGCATGGCCCAGCGACCATGAGGTCAGCGAGCCCGAGATCGCGCTCAGCACCCGCGCGGTGACGCCAATCACCATCACGCCCGCCGGAATCGCCATGGTCGAGGTCGCGGCAGTACCGGCGCCGATAGCGATGTCCTCGGTCGCCTGCCCGACCAGCATTCCCGATCCGTGCTGGCCAAGGCTCAGCGCGCCCACGGCCCAGTTCGTGCCGTCGTGAATCGCGACCGTGCCCCGATCGGCGATCAGCGCCCGCTGGCCAAAGCGCGGCTGGACGAAGATCCAGCCGCCATTGGCGCCGATCGCGACCTTGCCGCCCTGACCGGCCCATGCGTTGATGGCAGCCGCCGGCACGGCCCAGCACAGGCCATCGGGGGCCGGGTTCGGCGGCGTTGTCCGGGTGGTGCTTTGCAAAACAAGGTCCACCATCCCGTCAAGCCGCGTCAGCGCGTCATTGACCGTGACATGCTTCTGGGCCTGCGCCGGCATCAGCAGCGGCAGCCCGAGGTTCGAGGTCGCGTTCTCAGACATTGATCACCATCCTTGTATAGGGCCCTGGGCCGAAGATTTCGGACATCTGGGCAATCTCGACCGCAAAATCTCCGCCGGATCGCGCGGCGTTCCATTGCTCGGCGGGTACGGTCCATTGCGGCTCGCCAACCAGCGCCTCGGCCAGGACCGCCCCGTCCCGCGTCAGGCGTGCCGAATACTGCTCGCGTGCTTCGCCCAGCGGCACATCCGGCCCCTCCCAGCCATCGCCCTCGATCCGCGTGCGACGGATCCAGCTGATCCGGCTGCCCGACAAGGACAGATGGCACGGCGACAAGGGCCGCAACCCCGCGCCGCGAAATGCGGCCGAGACTGCGCGGTAACTCGGATCGTCGGGCGCGCGCATGGCCGGGCCGATCCGCCAGTGCCGCATCTGGTTCCTTGCGCCCGGCGGCAGATCGACTTGCTCGCCCGCGCCGTCCAGCAGGACCACCATGCTGCCCGAGGGCCAGACTTCGGGCATGAACGCTTCGGTTCCCGCCTGCCCGCGCAGCCTCGTCGCGATTTCCCAGATGCCGGGCGCGACCAGCCGCGCGTCGCGGAACTGCAAAAGCTCCCACCCCTCTGCCGATCCGTCCCCGATCGCCAGCAGGTTCGCGCCGCTCAACAAGGCAGCCTCGCCGACCGACTGGATCCCGCCGCCCTTGAGACGCAGTCGCAGCGGCGGGCCCAGATCCCACAGCCCCGGCCGCGCCCGGCTCAGCGGCTCCAGCGTCATCCCCATGATCGAGGGGCTGCGAACCGTTATGTTTCGCGCATAGCCTCCGCTCGCTTCCGGCGAAACCCAGACCGCGACACTGCCCGGCCATGGCGTGGCCGAGACCGCCAGATGCGGCGCATGGGGCACTTCGTCCCCGCTGAGCAAGGGCAGGTCCAGAAACACCGGCCAGACCGGAATGGGGGGAACGAAGCGGCGCGGCGTGCTGTCCTCCTCCGGGTCGGGCGCCGGGCGATAAATCCCCGGCTCGATGCGCACCGCCTCGACGTTCAGCGCGCCCGCGCGTTCGACCCGGTCGATCCGCCAGCGCCGCGCCGGACCATCCTGATCGGCCAGTTCCACGACATCCCCCGGTCCGATCCGGCCCAGCGACGGCGGCAGCGCAAAGCGCACGCTCTCGCGTGAGGTGAGTTGCTCGGACAGCCAGCGGTCAACCATCGCGCGCCCCTCTGCCGCCGTCAGCAGCATCGGCAGTTCGGTATCGGTGGCGGTCTGGAACTCGGCCCCTTCGGCAATGGTCTCGGCCGTGCGCGTCGCATAGTCGCCCCCCGCCTCGACATGATTGAGGCGGATCCGCCCGGCCAGTTCCGCCTCGGCTGCGCGGACGACCTCCACCCCCACGACCTCTCCCGAGATCGCCATGTCCTTGTCGCCGAGCCTTGCCCCGACTGCCCCGTCCCGCATGATGAAACGCAGCACCCCGTCACGCTCGACCGCGTCGAAGCCATGCGCCAGCATCAGGGGCTGCAAGGCCGCGCGCGCGCTCTCCGCGCCGCCGACCACATAGCCCCGGACGAGGCCCGAGAGGCCCTCGACATCGACCGCCTCCACACCCGCATCGCGGCAGATCTCGCCCACGACATCCGCCAGGGGTACGGCGGCCGCGCGGCCATTCAGCCAGTGCCCCCGCTCCCATGCCGGTCCGTCAGACCAGAGATCGCGCCGGGCGGGAAAGGCGGGATAGGGCCGGGCATCCCAGCACCAGACATGGGCGCGGTCCATCTCGACCATCCGGCCGGCAGCCATGCGCCCGGAAGCCTTGCGCGCCGGATTGTTGGCATTGTTGCCCCAATATTCCGTCATTGCCCGGACATAGGCCGCCTGCATCACGTCATCGCGCCGCCCCGTCGAATACCAGGGCAGCGCGGCTTCAGAACTGAACGCATCGAGGAACTTGTTCGGCTGGTTCGCCGCCTTGTCCAGCGCGGCGCAACCCATCTCGGTGAACCAGACCGGCTTCGAGCCCGGCACCCAGGCCGTCGCCTCCGCCATCCGCTCGCCGCCGATCCGCTCGTGATGGGCGCTCTGCCACCAGCCGCGAATATCCTTGTAGCGCCAGATCCAATGTTCGTGATGCAGGCCGTCGCGGATCGGACTGCGGCGCTGCGCATCACGATCCTCGTCGCTGGCATAGTACCAGTCGTAGCCCTCGCCCCCGGCGACGTTACCGCGCAGATAGGCCGGGTTGTCGATCCGCTTCCAGCCCGCGTCGAGGTGATCGTCCCCCTCCCGCCAATCGGACAGCGGCATGTAATTGTCGATGCCGATGAAGTCGATATTCTCGTCAGCCCAGAGCGGGTCGAGATGGAAATACACATCACCGTTCCCCGGCTGATAGCCGAAATATTCCGACCAGTCGGCGGCATAGCCGATCTTGACCCCTTCCCCCAGAATGGCGCGCACATCCGCCGCCAGCCGCCGCAACTCGCCGACCGCCGGGAATTGTCGCCCAGCACCGCGGATCTGTGTCAGCCCCACCATCTCCGAGCCGATCAGGAAGGAATCGATCCCGCCCGCCGCCGCGCAAAGATGCGCGTAATGCAGGATGAACCGGCGATAGGACCACTCCTCCGGCCCGGAATAGCGGATGACCCCGCCTGATACGGAAAAATCCTCGGCCCGCGCCTTGCCAAAAAAGCGGGCGACCTCGGCCTCGACCTGCGCGGTGCCGACCGGGCTGCCGGTCCGCCCCGCCGCGATGCTGGCGGTGATGCGGCCACGCCAAGGCATGATCGGCTGATCCTTGGCATCACTTCGGGGGTCAGGCTTTCCATTGCCCGCCAACTGCTCCATCAGGATGAAAGGATAGAACACCGCCTTCCGCCCACTCGCGCCGATTTCCCGCAGCGCCTCGATGACGGAACCGTCCGAGGGCGTGCCGCCATAGACCGACCGACCGTCGATGCGCGCAACTTCGGCGGCCTCGTCCCGGCCGATGCCCCCCGCCCGCCAGGGCATTCCCTGCCCATCCCGCGTGACATCCTCGACCTTGGGGGAAATCCGGCACTCGCCCACGCGCAGATCGTCGCCAAACCAGGACACGACCAGCGAGACAGACCCGACGGCGGGCAACTCCCGCCCCAAGATCCGCATGGAGGCCTGAAAATCGCTCGCGGCCATCGGGGTGTTGCGGTTGACGACCTGCGTTTCCCCCAGACCGAAATCATAGCTGACCGGCGTTGTCGCGAGGGAATACTCCCCCGTTCCCGGTATCATCGCCACGGCCTTGACCTGCCGCGACAATCCCCGGCCGCTGCTGGCCCGCCGCGTCACCTCGAAGGTAAGCTGGGGCACCCGGTTTCCCCAGCGATCCAGCGCGAGATTCTCCAGGACGACATAGGCCAAGCCGCGATAGGCCGGGGCATCTTCGCCTTCCTCGGCGACGATTGCGGGATCGGGCAGTTGCTCCTCGCCCCCGGTATAGACGCGCATGTTCAGGTCGTCGGACGAGACTTCCTCGCCATCGGCCCAGACGCGTCCCACGCCAAGGATCGGGCCTTCGCACAGGGCCAGCGCGAAGCTCAGCCGATAGCCGATCTCGGTGACCGAGGGCTGGGCACCCTTGCCGCCGCCCTGTTTCCGTCGTGTCTCGACCAGCGGGCCCGCCCAGATGACATGGCCGGGCAGACGCATCTGGCCCCAGAGGCGCGGAATGGCCGTGCCCTCGCCCGCCGTCTGCAGACGCAGGCGATCGACCCGCCCCGTCTCGACCGCCTTCGATCCTGACCCCAGAAGCCGCTGATCCAGCATCCGGCCGACCCCGGCCCCGACGGCGCGGCCAATGACCGCGCCCGACAGGCCAAGGACGGTGCCGCCAAAACCTGCGCCCAGAGATGCACCTGCCGCCGCAAGCAATATCGTCGCCATTCTGACAATCCTCGTTCAGCGCGTTATGGGGAAACGGAAGCGGCCCGCGATCCTCGCCCGCCACGGCAAAGACAGCGGGCTTTCGACCACGCCATGCCGGTCATAGGCATGGATGAAGCTCGCCCCTGCCCCGGTCCGTGCCTGTATGCCCATGTGCTTGGCGATCGCGCCGGGGCGCATCCGAAAAATCAGCACGTCACCCGCCGCCTCAACCTCGGCGGGGTGCAGATGGTGAAACGCCCCACCGATCAGCAACTCCACCGCCCCGGCCTCGCCCCAGTCAGGGGTATAGGCCGGCATCACCACGGGCTCATCGCCGCAGAACTCGCGCCAGAGCCCCCGAACGAGGCCGAGGCAATCCGTCCCAGCCCCCTTCACCGAGGCCTGATGTACATAGGGCGTCCCGATCCAGCCGCGTGCCGCCGCAACGATATGCTCGCTCATCGGCTCACCTGAGGTGCGATCAGCCAGTCCTCCGGCGGCAGATGCGGAAAACCCCTGAAATTCGGGAAGTTCAGGAATTTCAGCCGGCAGGTCTCGGCCCGCTTGTCGCAACCGGCAAGCAGGCGCACCTGGTCGCCCGCCACGGGATGCAGCGCCAGCCCCGACCAGAATTCGATGCGCCGCTGGTTCCCCGGCATGGCAAGATCGGCCTTGATCAGGGACCGCAACCCAGCTGCGGGACCGGACAGCACGACCAACTCGCCCCGCTCGAACCAGCGGTTGTCATGGCCGGCGATTCCGCCCAGTTGCAGGCGCTGGCCCTCGTCATGGGACTGGACCACGCCCTCGGCCCAATAGCCCGCCGCCTCGCGGTCAAAGCGGCATTTCGCGTCGCCCAGTTCGGCCGAGCAGCGGCGATGATAGACCCGCCCCTGCACGCGGTTCAGCGGCTCGGAAAGGCCGCGCAACTCGGCCCGAAAGGCGGCGCCGCGATGGCTGATCTCGCCCAGATGGCCGCGAAAGATCAGCGCCCGGCGGGCCGTATCGGTCCAGTCGACCTCCCACAGCCGCACCTCGGCCGCATCCCAGCGCCCAGCCAGCAGATCGGTTTCGGTGATCGCATCGTCCGACAACGCGCCCGCCACTTCGGAATTGTCCACCGACAGACCCGAGGCCTGAACGATGCTTCCCGCGACAAGGCCGCTCTCGGGCCGAAACGCGATGCCCTCGAACTCCAGAACGGCGTCGTGGTCCGTAAAGCCCAGCACCATCCCGTCGCGCCTGCTCACCGCCCAGGCGCGGGCAATCGTCTCGCCCTTCACAGCCGCACCTCGATCACCGGAACCTGCGGCAGCTCGCCCGCCTGAAAGGACGAGACGGAAACCGCGATCCGGTCGGTATCGAACCTGACCGGCACGTCAAACTCGAACCCCGCCGTCACATCGGCGCCGCCCGGCGGCGGGACCGCAAAGACGATCCGTCCCGCGGCGGTGTCCACGCTGAAATCCTGCTCCTCCCGCAACTCGACCTTGCCGACGGCGACGCAAACGGTTCCGGCGACGGGCTTCAGGATCGGACGCCAATAGCGGGCCGGACCGGATTGATAGGATTTGCGCAACTGAAACTCGGTGCGCTCGCCATCGCCCCGGCCAAGGCTCTGGTCCAGCGCCGCGACCTCGCGGCTCGGGGCCGATGTCTTGTAATCGGCCCAGTCCTTCCACCGGAACCCGTGCAACTGGCCCGCCCGCGCCTCGAAGAACGCGATCAGCCCCGCCACATCGTCCAGCGAGCGCAGGCCCATCCCGGCATCATAATGCCTCCGGGAATGCGCCCAGGGGCTGCTGCGCTCCTCGTGGCCATTGGTCATGGCGACGATTTCGGTCCGCCGCTCGGGTCCGCCGACCGCGCCGAACGAGAGGTTCGCGGGGAACCTCACCTCATGGAATGCCATGGCTCACCTGTTCCTTTCGCCCTGCGCCAGCACGCGCCCCAACTGGGCGGCGATCTGGCTTTGCGAGCGTTGGAAGCCCGCGACATCCGGCGTCGATACGTTGAAGGTCACGTTCACCGCGCGCCCGCCCCCGGCCGCCGCGACACCAAGGCGGCCATCCGCGCCGCGCGTCAGAGGCATGATCGCCTCCGGCCCCGCCTCTCCCATCAGCCCCGTCGCACCGCGCATCGGGAAATAGGTCGGCTGGCTCACGACACCCCCCTTGGCAAAGGGCATCACCCGCCCCTGCGCAAAGGCCCCGCCATCGGCAAAGGGCAGCGCGCCAGAGACGAGGCCGTTCACCCCTTGCGAAATCGCCCCGGACAAAGCCTGCTGCACCGGGCGCATCGCGATCGAAAAGGCGGTATCGACAAGGCCGCGACCCACGACCTTCAGCGCATCGCCAAGCTTCATGCCGTCCAGCGTCAGACCGGCGAATGCCCGGCGCAGCCCGCTGCCGATGCCGCTGTTCAGCGTCCCGACCTCGCGGCTGGTATAGAGCATCGATTCGCGCAGCTTGCTCAGCTCCGCGTCGAGGCTGGCCATGGCCGACCCGGCCCCGCCAGCACCGCTCTCATCCGGCCAGCCAATATCGTCCTCGCGCGCCACTGGCACCTCCTGTGATTTCCGTTCTCAGCCGCCCCCGCGCGGGGCGTCTGGATAGCGCGCGGCAAGTGCCGCAAGGCGGCTGCGGGTCATCCCGCCCGCGCCCGCCTCGATCCCCAGCATCATGGCCAGTTCGGCAGGGGTCAGGGTCCAGAACTGCGCGGGCGTCAGGCCCAGCCCGCCCAGTCGCGGCGGGCCGATCCCGACTTTCAGCAGGCCCGCCCAGTCCAGCCCCGGCCGCGTCATGTCCCCTCGATGCGGAAGGCGCGGGCCAGCAGGCGGGCGGCCAGTTCCGCCGCCTCGGCCGGGCTGGCCTCGATCCCGGCAAGGCATTCCGCGCTTTCGCCCCGCCACCCGCCGCCCCTCAGCCCCGCGACCAGAACCGCGCCGATGTCGCGGGCCGAGAAGCGCCCGCCCTCGAAGCGTTCGACAAGCGCGACCATGCTCTCGGCCCCCAGCTCGCCCTCGAGTTCCGCAAGCGCGGCCAGCGTCAGCCTGGCGGGATAGGCCCTGCCGCCCAGCCGGACCGCCACCTCTCCGGCCCAGGGATTGGCCCCGCGCTCACAGCGCGACGAAGCTGAGCGCACCGGCGCTTGCCAGGGAAATCTCATAGCTTGCCTCGCCATTATAGCTGCCGGAATATTCCAGGCTGGTGATCTGGAACGGACCCTCGACATTGCCGAAATCCGGGATCACCACCTGAAAGCGTGGCACCTCCCCATCGAAAAAGACCTGCCGCGCGCGCTCGTCGCTGGCCCCGTCGCGAAAGACCCCCGAGCCCGAGATCGTGGCCGAGCGCACGCCCGCGCCCCCCAGCAGCTCGCGCCAGCGGCCCTCGCTTTCAAGGCTGGTCACATCCACCGTCTCGGCGTTGAACGCGATCCGCGTCGCCCTCAGGCCGGCGATGGTCTCGAACTGGCCGTCTCCGGTCATGTCCAGCTTGATCAGAAGGTCGCGTCCCATCTGGACCGCCATATCCTAGCTCCTCATCCCAAGGTCGATGCGCGCGCGAAAGGTCAGATCGACCCGCCGCCGCGCGCCATTTTCAATCCGGCGTGCCCGCGAGCGCAGGAACCAGAGACCAACCAGCCCGCCCGGTTCAGGCGCCAGATCGGCCGCCTCCAGCGCCTCGCAGACCGCAGCGGCGGCAGCCTTCACCCCGGCGAATCCGCCATCCCCCGCACCCGAGATGACCGAGACGTCGAGGTCATGGACCGACCCGTCGCCGGTCATGTCGCCGGCATCGCGCACATCCTCCGCACCCAGCGCGACATGGACCCCAGCCGGAGGCGTCACCGGCGCCGCGTCGAAGATCGCATCCCCGACAAGCTGCGCCAGCATGTCGCTCTCCCTCAGCGCCGCATAGACCGCAGCCTGCAGGGCAAGCGCCGCTTTCATACCCATGGTGCCGCCTCCTCGCTTGCGAGGCACAGAAGGTAGCGCCCGGCAGGATCCATCTCGGCCACCGACCGGATCAGGAACCACCGCCCGCCCGCCATGCCCAATCTCTGGCCCGCGCGTGGGCGACGGGGATCGCCGAGGACGGCCGCCCTGACGACGATCCGCCAGGTCACGGTGCTTTGGACAGCCACCCCCGATACCCGCTCGCCGCCCACGCCGGACCGCATCTCGGCCCAGACCCGCCCGACCCGCCGCCAGGACTGCCGGAAACCGCCAGCGCCGTCGGCTTCCGACAGCGGCGCCTCCAGTTCCAGCGGCACGTCCAGCCGTGGCGGCCTCATGCCCGACCGCGACATGCGCCCCGCCCCCCAAGGATGCGGACCGCGCGCCAGCGCTCGATCAGTGCGCTGACGCCAAAGGGGATGGCCGCTTCGGTCCCCTCGAAACTGCGATCCTCGTGATAGCGCGCCGCAAGCAGCATGACCGCCTGCGCCAGATCAGCCGGCAGCGCCGACCAAGCCGGCCCGAACCCGGCCGAGAAGGTGATCACCGCAGCACCCCCCTCGGAGATTCCGGGCAGAAAGCCCGCCCTTCCCCGCAACAGCGGCCGGTGAAGGTCGGAAACCAGCCGCCATGACCTCGCTGCAAGCGCAGTGGCCGTGCCCGAGGCATCCTCGATCTCGACCGCCTCGACCGCGGCGACCGGCGCCAGCGGCAAGGGCTGGGCATCATCCTCGCGCCAGCGATCCAGCCGCAGCCGAAAGCGGCGCGTCAGCAGCACCTTGCCCGTCCGCGCCTCGATCGTCGCGATGGCGGCCCGCAGATAACCGGCGAGGGCCGCCGTCTCCGCCTCGTACTCGGCGATCTCGAAACCCGTCCCCAGCCGCAGATGGGCCCTCAGCCCCGCGACCGGCAGCGCCTCGGACAAAGGCGCCGTCAACTCCACAAGCATCAT